TGTGGGTGCAGTTTATCTACAGTATCGGCCCATTGCAAAATCAATTGATCAACTACAATTTTTAATTCAGAGTCTGGTACGGTATCTTCGGTGATGCCTACAATGCAGTGGTCTACACCAATATTTTGTTGTTGGCATACATCAATAAATTCCAAATTGAAGTCCAATACTCGTGAACTAACATTTAAAAAATTGCATGCACCTTTGAGTAAAGCTGGTGCTGCAGGCAAATAATGCCCTAACATTTTAGGAAGATTGACAATTACTACATCAGTCATACAATATCAGTATTGTAACTGGTGTAGCCGTTTTCTTTAACAACATGTAAAGTATTGTTTACACGTCCGGCTAGTTCGTCCTTGTGACTCACTAGCCAAATTGATTTGTTGCTGTCTCGGCTCATTTTCTTCAGTATGCCTAGAGCATTTTCCACACCTGATGAGTCCATGCCTGAGTCTACTAGCTCGTCAATGAACAACAAGTTGATGGGCTGATATAGGCTTTCCCAAACATCACGGAAAGCCCATGACAAACTCAAAATAAGCCTGTTGCGTTCTCCTCGACTCAAGTTATCAAAGTCCAAGTCACGACCCAATTCGGTAATGCTTACAGTTAAATCGTTGTTGAACTTGACAGTATGTGGCAAGCCAATGCGATCTAAGTATTGTCCCAACCGTGCATTTAGATAACTTAGATTTTGATCAATAATACGTTTGCGAATAAATGAATCTTTGTTGGTCAACAACTTTAACAAAAACTCTTGATGATTTTTAATGTTATCCAGTTCATTCATAACATCGTAACTGATTTCTTCTACTGCCTGTTCTTCCATGTCACGAATCTGATTAGCATATGGATCTGTCTCTTCTTGCTTGGCAGTTAACTGTGCAAGAATACTGCCCATGCTACTACGATGCTCAAAAGCATCTGCTTCGCTATTGTAATAAACTTCAGGTTGTGTGCCTAATTCGCCTAACTGGGCCAAGGCCTCAGTATGCTCCATCCACTGTGTGTTAGTAGCCAGTGCTTGTAGCGCAGCCTCTTGCAATGCAGTACGTTTAGATTCTAACATTTTTTCGTGGCTATCATCGTGCAAATCTTGCCCGCAAGCATGACACCGATGATCTTCTAATGCAGCGATATCTGCTCGTAGTTGATCAATAACTTTTTCTTCGCGTTTTTCATCTAGCTCACAACGTCGTATCCAGTTGGTCAGTTCACTGATGGCTTTGCGTTTTGTATTATAAACATTTAAGGCTTGATGTGCACTTAATTCGGCTTCAATGTCTAGTTTGCTTAATTCATCGTAAGCGGCCTGCAGTGCTTCTATATCGTCTGCATGCTTTTTAAGCCAAATTGATTGTGTGCGCTTTACCTTGTCAATTTGTTCTTGAATACGCTTGTTGGCATCTGATACTGCTTTGATTCGGAATTCTTCTTGACTGATGGCATCTTTGGTGGCTTTGTTTAATTCTTTGAGACGATCTGCCTTTTCGCTCAGCAAAGTAATACCCAACAACTGCTCAATGATGGTACGTTGATCATTGGCTTTGAGTGCCAAGAATGGTTCAGTGTAAGTATTCAGTGCTACAATGTGCTTGAACATGTCATGGCTCATGCCCAACATGCGTTCAATTTCTGCTTGAGTTTCTCTTGAATCACCTTGGGCATCGTCGGTGATTTCTCGTTCGACATTCCCCACAAAGAATTTCATTACATTGGGTTTACGACCTCGTTCAATGCGATAATCAATGCTGTCTTTTTCAAAGTTAATAGTGACCAACATGCCTTTGGCATTGGTTTTGTTGATCAAGTTATCTTTTTTGATATTGGTCAGCGCATTGCCATATAGTGCATAACTCAAGGCATTTATAATGGTAGTCTTACCTGTGCCGTTACGGGCACCTGAATCGTCTCCGCCCAAATCTAAATTTTCGCCCAAGACCAAAGTCAAGTCGTTGCGGTCAAAATTGACTGCTTGAGTGGTATTACCCACACTCATAAAATTTCGAACTGTGAGATCTTTTATTTTAAACATTGTATCATTTCTTGAATTTGTTTGGTTGTGGCAAACCAATTTCTATAATCGTACACTGGTATTGTAACATGGAACTTGCGTTCAATGCAATAATTAAGGTATCCTTGATCATGTAGATCAACAATGTCTCCGATATCAATGGATTGCCCACTGTCTAATGCAAGTTCAATTTTTTGCCAATCATGATAAATTTTAAAATATTGAGCATTAGACCTGATCCATTCTGCACATACCGCATCAAGACCATTGAGATTGATAGTTTTACCGCCTGTTTGCACAATAAGATTGTGTATAGTTTTTGCTGGATTATTTATTAACTGTTCTAAATGTACATTGACACATGCATGATCTTCATTCCAACGGAACGGCCAATTGTGATACAACAATGTAAAGTTTTCACGTATGGCATAATTGTCGGTGTCGGTCCAATGCTCGGCAACTTGGTCTTTGGTTTCGCTGACAGCATTGCTGTTTTGAGCTTTAATCACACAAGTTTTGTAAATTACTGGGCGTATTGCTGGGTCAATTACTGCTCGCACAATAACAGCATCAGGAAATGTTTTGTTGATTTTTTGGTATGAATCATTGTTGATTCCGTTGTCACACAACACTAGACATTCTAAATCAGTGTCAGGCAAAGTCAATTGATAGTTGTCGGGATCGTGATAGTACACAGGCACATACTTTTTGGTACTGTGACTATTACCTAAATCATTAAAACTGAAGTCAGTGTTATTGGGTTTGTAAGTACGGTCTGAGAATTCGGTTAAACAATGATATAAAAAGTTTCCAAACCCGCCAGAAGGATAACTTATCAGTATCATAAATTTCTATAGATGTCTAACAATAGATTTGGATTGTACTGTTTACTATCAATAGTGTTCAATTGGCTATATACAATTTGGTCTACTGACTCAAATTCAATGTTGCCTTGTATTTCGTATTCAGTAAGTTCAGTCACCTTGGCAGGGATAAGTGTGATCTCACGTAGGCTATAGGTATTGATAAATGTTTCTTTGATAAAAGTTGCTTCTTCGTAACTGATATCAATGTCTAAATTAACACGCACATGCATGTTGGGTTGCAACATGGCTTCAGTGTGTTTTAGTACATCACTCAAATTGAAGACACGATACCGGGGTTGGTCAGGCCACGCATGATATGTAGGCTCATTGCCCCACTCAAGGATAGTCAAGCCACGTTCGTCGTCCCCGGCATCAGCGTAATTGTGTGGAAAGCAGTTTCCAATGTAGGTGATATTCTTTTGTGTTTGTCGTTTGTGAAAGTGTCCAGTGAACACATGATCAAAGTGGCCAAACTGTTCTCTGCGTACTTCGCCATGTTCGGGCATGGCCACCATGGCGTTCATTAAATATCCGGGCAATTCAAAGTGCCCAAACATGTATCGTCCTTTTAGTTTAGGAATTCGTTTGTGATCGTCGCCAACCAGCCAAGGAGCAATGACCACATCACCACTGCTAAACCAGTCGTTACAAATTTGTACGTTGGGCAGGTGTTTGGCCCATTCCACGCTTTGTACGTCTCGTTTGTCGCGATAATACAAGTCATGATTACCAGGAATAAAATATACACGATCAAAATTGGCATTAAGATGTTCCAATGCTTGTAGGCTATAGCCCAGTGTGAGGATATTGATACTGGCCCTATTATTATGCCAGTCGCCTAAAAAGAGTGCAGTTTCGCAACCTTCTTCTCGTGCTTTGGCAGTGGCCCATTTAACAAAATTCAAACAGTCCTCGTTGTGTAAAGTACTGTTTGATTTGAGTCCAAAATGGATATCAGTGAATAGTGCAGCTTTTTTAAATAAATTACTCATCTAAGCAGTATAGCAAATACTGTTGACCAAGGTCAAATCTTTATTCTTCATAAACTGGGCCACCACCACTGCCCATGCCCTGGCGAGTGTAACTGGGATTGAGTCCGTTCATTTCCAGGATATCATCGCGCAGATTTTGATTGCGTTTTTCGATGTTGAGCACACGAGTAAATGAATTGGTAATGGCAGCAGTATAGTAAGCAAATGGATTTTGGCTCTTAGATTCATCAAATTGCAGTCCAATTTGACTTAATTGCAATAGTGCTTGACTGCGCATTTCGTCATTGTAGGTATACCCGCGCCAGTTTGATCTTGTGGCATAACGTTCGCACAGTTTTATAAACATGTGGGCCAACTTGTTGGTCATTTGTCCGTGATCTCTGCTGAAACTGCCAGTATCTAACGGACCTTTCCAATGACTTTTGCCCACACAAACAGGCTTACCTTCGGCATCTACTTTATAGTGCTGGAATGGGGGAAAGTTGCATTTGACATATTTGGTATTGCCTGCAATGTCCAATTCATCATCGTCGTATTCACTACGTGGAATAGCACCTTCCTCATCTTCCATGGCTTTGACTGCTGCTTTTCGACTTTTGACATCGTCAATGGGAATATGATCCCATGTCATGACTCGAAATACCACATCGGTATCGGCGATATCTTTGAGTTTGATTTCAAATTCGTCCAATTTGCGTTTGGTGCCGTCAGCAGTGGCTGCCTCGTGTGCCAGTTTAGCTAACCTAAGGGCACGATTTTGGCGTGCTTCTTTGATGTTCTTTTTGTTGATCTTGTTAACGTCGGGAATGATCATATCGTAATCGGCATCTTTCATATACAAAAATTTACAATATGTATTCTTGCTCTTGTGTATTTCTTTTAGTATGTCTTTGTTGTTAAGATAATTGTGTCTCACCGGGCGAATCCTTTAAGTTAACATATACTAACATATTTAATTTCATAAGGTCAACCTTTTTAAAACAATTTTATTATAGTAGCCGTTTATTTTACTAATAAATACTACATAACGGGAAACACTTATGCCAGTAATGCCAAGTCAATCAGTGGGACAGATAGTTAACAATTTAACTTCTGCTGCGCTATTGGGAACATCTCCCAGTACCAGTCGTCAATCTGTTGACAGTATGTTTACATACACTCTTAACAGTCAGGCTGCCGCAACTGTGCAATTTCCTGGCGAAGCAGTGGACTGGCGTGTTCGAATAACTTTGCCCCCGGGAGCAAATTATTTCTACAATGACACAGCAAACAATCATTTACTACAACCGTTAAATGTCAGTTCAGATTCTCAGCTTGTGCCACAGAGTGGATCGCCTAATACCAGAATTCAAAATTCAAATGCACAAATAAGATACAACAGGTTTGGGGTAGTGTTTCCTTATACTCCCAGTATGTCAGTAACTCATACTGCCAATTATACCAAGCAGTCATTGACGCATAACAATTATGCACAATATTTTTATGACAATTCTGAAGTACAACCTATTAATATCACTGCCGATTTCACTGTGCAAAATATAAATGAAGGCAAATACTTGTTGGCAGCAATTTATTTTTTCAGAAGTCTGACCAAGATGTTTTTTGGTAAAGATGGTACTGCTAACAATGGAACACCCAGTGCAGGAAATCCCCCGCCTATTGTTTACTTAAACGGATATGGACAATACTATTTCCCTAATGTGCCAGTGGTGGTGACCAGTTTTCAACATACCATGCCTGCAGACTGCGACTATATCAACATTCCTGATCCAGCACAGTATCCCTATCAATCAGGCGGCGGTAGCAATTCAGTTGGCACCAGACTTCCAACCACCAGTTCAATAACATTGATAGTACAACCTGTATACAGTCGTTTGGCACAAAGCCAAGGATTTAGTTTAAATGATTTTGCTGCCGGTGCACTGGTCAACAATGTAACCACAGGATCAGCTACAGCGTTAGGAGCATCTGCTGGCGCAGTAAATGTGGGTGCTAAATTTACCAATGGCGGATTCTTATAATGTCAACTGCCTACGCAACTACCAGTCCTTACTACAAAACTCCACAAACAAAATTTTATTTAGATGTGTGGAATGGAGTTACCATTGGTCCACAAACTACAGATGCACTATATCAAATTGATAGTCCTTATAACCTAAGGCCTGATTTATTGGCATATGACATGTACAAAGATACTGGACTTTGGTGGGTATTTGCAGTACGCAATCCTAATGTGTTGTTAGATCCTTTGTTAAATTTTGTAACAGGTACAGTAATTTATGTACCAACTTTTGCAACAGTGCAACAAGCACTAGGAATTTAATAATGCCTTCATCAATAAATCCACTGGCTAACACTAAGTTAATCCCCAATCCACTGTGGGGTTACGCATCTTATTCCTATGCATGGAGTATGTGGGCACTGAGCGCAGCTGATGTATCTGCATTAGCAGCCGCAGACGATATAAGCCAAGTTAACAATTGGATCCCTACTACAGTTAACACCTTAACGAATCCTGGACAACGAACAGTTAATACTAGTTTTGTAATTGCAGAAGACAGCGGCTTGTATCCCAATTATCGTGTGCCAGGTTTTCCGGTTAATTATAATATTCAAAGTGTTGAGTTTGATACTATTTTTGCCCCGAGCAAAAAATTCAGAAGTAGTAATGCTATCAGTGGCACAGTTAAGATACTTGAACCCTATGGCATAACTTTTATTGAATCGTTAATGGCAGCCTATTACGACCCTGCAACAAACTCATATTCTCCATATACGCAGGCTCCTTACATGTTGCAATTGGAATTCTTTGGGTATGACGACAACGGCAATAGAATTTCTCCAACAGTTGCAGGACAAGTCAAAAAAAGATTCCCAATCAAAATTTTGTCAATGAAAATGCAATTGACCAAGGCAGGTGCAGAATATGATATTACTTTTACTGCATGGGGACTACAGGCCTTTGATAGCCAGTATGGGGTACTACCAAAACCATTTACAGTTAAAGGTGGCACAGTTGGGGAAATCCTGTCAGACCTTGAAACACAATTAAACCAACACTATGTTAATGATCAAAAAAATGGAAAACATGCAACCTATGCTGACCAATATAAATTCAAAGTTGATCCTACGTTAGCAGCTTCAACAATTTCAACAGTTGCAAATAAAAATATAACTCTGGCCCAAGCTGATTCTGTGGCCAGCACATTAGACTTTAGTAAAAAAACTATCAATCTTCCAAAAGATACATCAATCCTGGCAATTATAGATCGAATTTTTGCACAATCAACGTACTTGACACAAGCACAATTGCAATTGGGCGCACAAGCAAGTCCAGCAACAAACAATAATCCAGCAAATCAAGGCACACCAATAGTAGTATGTAAAACTCAAGCATCAGTACAGGTACAAGGAGTACAAAATACTGTGGGAAGTGCACCTATTACTGCCGCAAACGGCAAGCTGGTAGATCCACAAAGAGGCAAATTTCCTTTTTTAATTACGTATTATATTGGGCCGTATGTGAGCTATAAAGGGGAAAGTCCCTGGGCTGGTGTTTTGCCAGACACTACAAAACTCAGTATTAAACAATACGACTATCTTTATACTGGAAAAAATATTGATATAATTGATTTCAAAGTAAACTTTGACATGACATATTATAACGCTGTGTTGGGCTACACTGATTCAATTGCTGGATCAACACCGTCACAAAATTCCAGTTTAGATACACCGTTAGCGGATCAGGGTACAAATGTTATAACTCCTGGGTTATTATCTTTAGGTTATAATGTTTTTGCAAGTGCCCCAAACTTAACTCCCGCACAGTACAAATTCATTGTGGCAAATTCCAATCTCACAGCTGGGGCTGGAATAAGTGGCGATCCCGACGCACAAAAAGGAATGGATGTATTATCGTCAATATACAGCCAACAATTAGGCGACAATCTTAATGTTACTTTAGAAATAAATGGAGATCCTACATTACTCAAGCAAGATGATTGGTTATATGTGCAGGATCCTGGCGTTAGCAACGATTATACCAATTGGTCAACAATATCTCAATATGATTTTTATCAAAGTTATGGTCATGTGAGAACTGATGTGGGCGAAGTAGCAGTTACACTAAACCTCAACACTCCTATTGATTTAGATCTAGATGTAGCTGGGGGTAATGCAGGACTAATATATCCCCAAGCTGGTAGCCGTCCGTCCAAGTTCAGTGGACAATATTTTATTCTTGGTATAAAAAACACATTCAAGAACGGTAAATTTACTCAAGTATTAAATTTAAAAAGATACATAAACGTAGATCTTATTAATGCATACTATAGTCAAGGCGCACAAAATTTAACCAATACTGGGGGATCAAATACCAATGGTGGTACCAATAATGTAAATGGCACAAATGCAACCAATAGTACTCCAAATGTTCCTTTGACAAATCAGCCAACCAATAACCCAACTCAAGGTACGCCCGGCACTAGCCCTATAACATACCACCAGTAAAGTAAAAAATAAAGGATAATCAATAATGGGAGATTCAACCGCATATAGAAAATCTGGTCCCGGACAAGGGGCAACTGCGGATAAAACATCAGGTTTTAACATTGATCCCGGACCTTATGAAGCCATAGTGCAAGGGCATGTCAAAGGCAGTAGAATGGGACAACTTATTGTCACTATTCCAGATTGGGGCGCAGGTGTAACGCCTTATGACTCTGCCAACGAAAGCGATGGGAATAGCTCAGCATCAAATCAAATTACTGTAAGTTATGCTAGTCCTTTTTACGGAGTTACTTACAATACATTAACTGGCGATAATTCAGGTAGTGCACAAACTTCAGGTATGAGTTATGGTATGTGGTTTGTGCCCCCAGATATTGGCAATACTGTATTGGTAACATTTGTAGGCGGAGATTTATCTAGAGGTTACTGGTTTGGATGTGTGTATAATAGTCCTGCCCATCATATGGTTCCTGGACTGGCAAGAAATGTAAGTCCCAATACTGCTACTCCTCCCAACAGTGATGGACTGAATAATAAACTTAACAAGTCTAACATAAATTCCGTTCCGGTAATTGAATATGATATTGCCCAGACTGATGCATTCACTGATGGATTTAAAAATCCTAGATTTCCCCACGAATATCAAGCATCTATCCTGATCAATCAAGGGCTGGATCAAGACAAAATCAGAGGCGCAATCAGTTCAAGTAGCCTGCGCGAATCTCCTAGCAATGTGTATGGCATCAGTACTCCTGGCCGTGCCTTAGGCAACAAGTCACAAGATTCTACTCAAGATCAAGCAGTTTATTTTAGATCGGGCGGACACAGTTTTGTTATGGATGACGGTGCTGATGGTACGGGACAAGACCCTACAGGTACAGATCAATTGATAAGATTACGTACCGCTGGCGGACATCAAATCTTAATGAACGATACAGAGAATGTGTTGTACATTGCTGGTGCATCTGGGGCGCAATGGATGGAATTCAGTGCCGATGGCAGTATAAACGTGTTTGGCGCAGCTGGCATTAACATGCGTAGTGAAGGTCCTATAAACATGCATAGCGATGCCAGTATCACGTTGGACAGTCCGCATATAGCAATCAATGCCTTGCCATCAACTAAATTGCCACCTAGTGCGCTGGGCGCATTGGGAATCATACCTACTATTAACATAAAGAGTATGGGCAAAATGTCAGTAGGTGCTGCATTAGCTGCTGATTTTTCTTCTGCGGCCGCATTGAGTATAGCAGCTCCAGTTGCAGTAAATGTATCAAGCGCCGGAGCAGTAAATGTAGGAGGGCAAG